TGTAACCACTACAAACTAAACTTTAATAGGGGTAATGTTATTAAATACATAGCAAGAGCAGGAAAAAAACAAGATGAACTGCAAGACCTTTATAAAGCTAAAGACTACATAGAACGTGAAATACAATATTTAAAAGAATTAAATAAATAGTTATGCCATTACCAAAACCAAAAGAAACAGAAAACCAAGAGCAATTTATGCGGCGATGCGTTGCCGATGACACTATGAATAGGGAATACCCCAATATTCAGCAAAGGGTAGCAGTATGTTACACACAATGGAGAGACAAATAGTTTCTCCTTTTTTTTGTTAATTTTTTGTTAAAGTGCTTTTTGTGTTAAAATATTGTTTATATTTGTTAAAACAAACACAATGGAAAAAGAACATATAATACGCATTTTAGAAGATCAAATATTTTTAGCTAAATTATTTGACAACAAATTATCAGCTACACAATTAGAAAAAGTATTAAACTATTTAAACAAACAGTAATGAAAGAATTTGATTTAAAGTACAAAGAACTTGACTTAGTAGTAAAAGGCTACTATACAGAAGGTGAGCAACAAACCTATGATTACCCAGGAAGCCCAGCAGAATTTTCAGTATGCGAAGTAACATTGCAAGATGTTGATATTAGTGTGTTAATGTCAGACTTAGACTTAGAAACAATAGAACAACAAATACTTGATAAATATTACTAATATGATAACACTACTAAACGGAGAAAAGTGGGATACCCCGCAGTTAATTGAAAAAATGTATGACGATGAATTTTACTACGGACACTTAGGAAAGTATGCACTAAGCAGTTCAAGTATTAAAATGTTGCTTAAAAGCCCAAAGACTTACAAGTATGTAACAAAGTACGGCAGTAGCAACGATAGCCAAGCCCTGCGTGACGGCAAGTTATTTCATACAATGGTGTTGGAGCCACACAAAATTGACGACCTACACTTTGTAGATGTTGCCAGCAAAAACACAAACAAGTATAAACTTGCCAAAGAACAACACGGCGAAGTGTTTACTAACAAAGAACGCCAAAGCGCTGAACGCCTAACAGATGCACTACTAAGAAACGAAGCTGCCTTGCAATGCTTGCAAAATGCAGAGTACGAAGTGCCAGCCGCAGCAATGATACAAGGTATAGCCTTTAGAGCCAAAGCTGATATACTACAAGGCAACACAATTATAGATGTTAAAACCACACAAGACCTAAGCACTTTTAGGTATAGCGCTGACAAATACGGTTATGACTTACAAGCATACTTATACAAAGAAATGTTTGGCGTAGATAACTTTATATTTTTAGTAATTGACAAAGGTAGTTGCGACATTGGTTTATTTGAATGTAGCGAAGACTTTTACAATAAAGGAAAACAAAAACTAAACGAAGGTATTGAAAACTATAAATACTTTTTTGCAACCGAAGGTGTAGATGTAGATCAATACGTAATGCGAGGAATATTATGATGCTATTTGAAGATGATTGGGGCGTAGATAATAGCCCTGCAGACAACACAGAAATAACAACTACGATGCTATATTTTAGCACCGATGAACTAAAAGAATTTAAAAGGCTTTGCAAGCTGGCTATGAAACAAGAATACGGCGAACAAGTTTTTGAAAAAGGAAACCTTAGTAATTTACTTTTATTAATACTTAGCAGATATGAAAACATATAAATTAAAAAGGGTAATACCTGTTGAAGAAGCTGATGCTTTAAAAACAACCTACTTAAACGAAAATGACTTTACAGTTTTAATAGACCACGATGCTGACGGCTACGACCTTAATGGAAACCTATTATTTAGGTACAGGAAAAATGCTATACCCACAGATATTTTAAAGCTGGGCGTTGATAGTTTTAAAGATAGCATTGAATTAACAGAAAGCCGAGGAGCAGCAAGCGGAAGCAGCCATAAGCGTATCCGTAAAGATGGCAGCGTAAGCAATATAACAGTAGGAAACAAAGTAGAAAGCGGTAACGTAGGTTATATGGACAGTAGCGCTATGGTAAAGTATTGCCGCAAAACTGCATTTGCCCGCAAGTATTTTGACAAGTTTACCGCAGGAATACCATTTGTACAATACATAGATAAAAAGTACGAGGAACTTTGCCCCGAGCATTACGCTAAACAAAAAGCAATAGCAGTAGGCACTAACCAAAACTATGTAATTGGCGGTACTGCTTTTACAACTGTAACAGTTAATAAAAACTTTAGGACTGCCGTACACCAAGATGCTGGAGATTACCGCGATGGCTTTGGTAATTTAATTGTTTACCGTGAAGGTCATTACGACGGTGGCTTTTTTTGCTTACCAGAGTTTGGTGTTGCTATTGATATGCAAAACAACGACGTACTATTTGCAGACGTACACAGGTGGCACGGCAATACAGAAATGACAAACAAAAGTGAAGATTGGTTGCGCATTAGTTTTGTGCTTTACTACCGTGAATATATGTATAAATGTAGCCAGCCAAGTGAAGAATTAGAAAGAGTTAAACAAGAAAAAACAGGATACCTAACACTTTAAGTTATGCAAGCAACAGAAAAACAAAGCAAAGGATTACAGTACGAATCATTTATTATGGATTGGTTTGCCGAAAACAAACGCATAAACCTAAGCCATTACACCACAACACAAGAACAGTTTACAAAAGGTGAAAACAGACAAGGGATTGAAATAAAAAATGACCAGATGTTTGCTAAAACAGGAAACCTTTTTATAAGTGTTGAACGTGACTATGGTTACACAAAGTACCCAAGTGGTATTTACAAGCAACAAAGCTGGCTTTATGTAATTGGTAACAAAGAAGTGTTTTACATATTTGCAACTAAACACCTGCAACAATACTTTGAAAAGCACACGCCCAATTTATTTAACGGTTTTGTAAGTAATAAAAACGGTACAGAAAAAGGTTTTTTATTAAACGCTAAATTAGCTGACCGCATTTGTATTGAAAAAGTAACCGCACAAACTAAATTATTTTAATATGTTAAATATATATATTACTTCAAAAGGTAGGGCTGATGTTTGCAAAACCGCTTTAGCAATAGGTAAACACAAAAACACTTTTATAGTTGTTGAGCCGCAAGAACTACAAACATATAAAAACACAATGCCTGACTTTAATTATTTGGTTTTAGACGCTAACAATATGGGGCTTGCTTATGCACGCAACTACATTAAAAAGCATAGCGAACAAAACAATGAAGATAACTATTGGGTTCTTGATGATGATATATCTAATTTTTATTACAGGGTAGGTACAAAGCTAATTAAAGAAGACCCACTAACTTGTTTACAACAAGCGCAAGAAGTGTTTATACAAAACAACATAGCTTTAGGTGGTATGGAATACAGGCAATATGCTTGGTCGGCAAGTAAACCTTTAGTGCTAAATACTTTTTGTGATTGCGTTGTTTGGGTAGATAACAATAAAACACAAGGCGTTTATTATAACGAAAACTTAAGGCTTAAAATAGACAGGGACTTTTGTATTAAAGTAATTAAAGCAGAACAAAAAACTGCAAGAACAACAATGCACGCATTTAGTAGCCCGCCAAACGGCAGCAACAAAGGCGGTTTAAAAGAAATTGCTTACGACGTTGCAAACCTTGAAAAAGAAGAATGTATTAAAATGGTAAACCTTTGGGGTGAAAACATTTGCACACACATAGTTAAAAAAGACGGAAGGAATGATTTAAAAATACATTGGCAAAATATATTAAGCAAACAACAAAGCCTGTTTTAAATGGAAGAGTGGAACGACAAAGAACTTTATTATTTTTTTGCAATAGAAGCAACCCTTGCCGATGACCCAACACTTGAAACATTATATAAACATTTAAAGCAATACGAACAAGAAGAAGAATACTTAGCTTGTGCTGGTATTAAATTAGGTATTGAGTTTGCCCGCTTTAATAAATTACTAACACTTACAAAACAATTACAAGATGCTAAAGGAATTGATTAGTTTTATAAACACAGAATTAAACATAGACATAACCAAAAAGAAAAAGACAAATGAATATGTTTTTGCCCGCACACTTTATTATAAATTAGCCAAAGAGTACACCAACCTGCCAATAACAGAAATAGGTGCTGCCGTAAACAAAGACCATTGTAGCGTAATACATAACTTACGAAACTTTGATGAGGTAATAAAAAGAAAGGAACTAAAAAAAATATATGATACCTTTAAGCTATACCCAATTAAAGAAGACCGCATACAATACACCGAAGCCTTAAAACTAAACGAGCAGCTAAGAAACGAACTATTAGAAACTAAACAAAAGTACACGCAATTAGTTAAAACATTACAAAGGCAAGATATAAGTAAACACGAACAATTACTAAAAGACCTTACACCAGAACAATTAGATTTAGTTTACATAAGGCTTGAAGCAATGGTTAAAATGATTAAAAGCATAAAATGACACGTGACGAAATAGAACGGTGTTACAAATACTACATAAAGCACGGGGGTAATGGTGGTAAATACAACTTGCCCCCTGCCGTAATTAAAAGCCTTATAAACCAATACATAAATAACTTTATGGTAAATGATGAAGGCGACATAACATTGCACGACAGGGCAGGGCGTTTTATTAAGCGCATTTAAC